GTTGCAGTTGATCCAATACCAGAAAGTAAGAGTGTTGCAATATATCCTTCATCTTGAATAATGCTATCAACCTCAGATATTCCAGTGTCAATATCTTCATCCTCATATTCAAATAACTCACATTTTAATTCATAAACATAATTTTTTCCAAGTTGGTAAAATGGTTTCTCATTTTCTACAAATTTAATTTCAAATAATTTATCCCCCAAAGAAAAATAAATTAAATCACCTTCTTTTGGCCTTGAGGATAATTTTACATTAGTATCATCTTCGATTAATTCTTGAATATAATTTTCATATCTTTCTTTTGATACTATTAATGTCAATTCATCACTAATTGAAATTCCAAATTTTGACAAAACATCAGTATTTCCCGCATATCCGTCAAAATTTGAAATATATGCTTCTAAAGGAAATGCTTTATCGAATTTTGATTGTATAACTTCTTTAATGATTGATCTTTCTGTCAAATATTTTCTTGGAAGATAATAAATTTCCACCCCAAACATTCTTATATGCTCGTTTATTAAATCTTGAACTAATCCTTGCTCAGAGGCAGCTCCCTGAAGAAAAAATGGGTTTAACATTATCCAATAGCATCCAATGGAGGTAATTCAAATTCATTCATCATTCTTTTTTTAATATCCTCCAATTCATTTATTGCATCTTCGTAAATTTCTCTTCCATTTAACTCAACTCCACCGGGAAGTTTTACACCTCTAAATTTAATTAAATTTTGACCCCATTGTTTTTTAATTAGTGAGGTTAAATATGGTTTTAAAAATGAATCATTCCAAACTCTAGGATAATCATTTGGATCTAAAACTCGATAACAATCAATAATTATATATTGACCAACAGAAAGTGCTCCCCAATCCATATCTAGATATAATCTATCTTGCCTTTGATTAAATCTAATATTTTTTTCTGGAGTTAAAAGAAAACTTATATCTTCTAAGTATCTTTTAACCATAGTATATGATAACAATTCAATACTGTTAAAATAATAAACATCATTTAACATTAATTGATATTGCACATTAAACATGCTTTGCGATATTGTATTATTTCCACCAATTTTAAAAATTTTATTAATTCCAATAACTGCTGGAGGAATCTGAATATAGTTTGAATTTTCTACATAATTAAATGTAACAGCAACTCCAACAATTGACGATGTTGCACTAGTTGTAGTAATTCCTGCAGATCCTGTTGTTGATGCTCGACCCCTATTAATATCATCTTGAGTAATTATATATTTTAAATACATTTGCTCAACACCATCAAAGTGTCTTTCTTGAAAATACTGTACAGCATCATCAACAAGATCTTCAATTTGCTCATCAGCAACGTTAATTTCCAATACTGGATAACCAAGTTTTCTTTTACAATAATTAATTAATTCTTGCCTGGTTGTTGGCTGTGCCATTACTTTTTCTTTTTATATAAAATATTTATTTTATCATATTAAGTAGTAGATGTTTTATTTCTGCTACATCACTTTTAATGCTTGAAATTTCACTTTCTAATGATTGGATTTTAATTTTTTCATATTCCTTTTCCTTTATATATTTCATGTGCTGATTATACGCGGTATTATCAGCACATACGATAGCATTACTTCTTGAATCCCTGTAAAGATTTGGTTTTCCCTCTACAGGAATTAAATTATTTTGAATCATATTATGCCAAAGCAATTGCTCTAAGATCTCTAATTTGTGGAGGATACGCTTGATTCGTACCAGCCATAATTATCTTAATTGAAAATTTTGTAAACTCTGGTATTTGGTTTTCAGTATATTCATAATCTTTCCAATCAGAAAGAGAATCGCTTGGTGGAATTATTTTATCGGGATTTCCATCATTTTGAGCAAAATTTACAACATTTCCGGCATCATCAAAGTTGTTGTATCCAGGAAATGGCACATATGGTTGTTGATTTTCTGATCCATCATCACGATAAGTTTTATACATTACTCTAATATCTGCAGAAGAATGACGATATGCTCCAAACAAAACTTTCAAAGAAGTAGATGGATTTTGAAGTGAAATTGTATTTGAAACATAAATTGCTGCATGTGGATCTTGCCCAATTTGTTTAATAGATCTGTTTGTGGAAAAATCCGTTACTGGTTTATCAATACGATTTGTTGTGAGAATCATATTAACTCTTTCAAGATCTATTACTGGAGATACATTTGTGTCGGAAGTAAATAAATCAATTGCCAAAGTAAACGATTTATTTCCTGGAAGACTTGTAAGTTTGCTTGTTTCATTTACTCTGGATGCAACAATTCTTGTAGAAGTTAGATCATTGGATCTATTTAATTCTATTTCTTGAAATCCCAAATCTGAGAATGCAACTTCATTTCCACTCACACTTCTACCAGAAATAGACCTCATTCTAGATCCAATTCCAGTTCCTTTTGGGGTAAATATTTGCACATTTGGTGTTATAGTTTCAAATATTAAATTTTGACTTGCTACAATCCCACTAGCACCAGCAGTTTTTGTTGTATTGAAATAAAGATTTGGAATACCATTTGAATTTCCAGATCTATCAATCCCATAATTGGTATCATCCATGTTAATTTTTATATGATAATTATCAATACTAATTGGATTTGAAACTGAAACCAATGGTGATGCCATATCGTGTGTTTTATTAATTCTTCTCAGTGAAACACCATTAAACTCATATTTGTAAACATTTGATGTAGCAGTATGAGTAAATATTTTTCTATTATCAATTCCTCTTGAAATTCCAGTTAAAGTATTTCCAGAAACTCCAGTGTAAGAAATAATTTCATCGTCAACAAGTAAATATCCCGGATTTGTTGAAGCAACACCAACATTTTCAAAAGTAGAAAAATTAGAAGAAGAAACAACAGAAATTGAATTTGTTGATGTATTCAAATAATCTGCAGACAAAGTAGTTGGTAAAACATCACTTAAAACACCACTAATTTTTACCAAATTGTTTGTTTGATTCATTCCATGATTTCTATGCCTAATTTTAATGTGAAGTCCATCATATGTTGTATTTTCTAAAATTGATGAAACTGTTGCCAATCCGACAAAACTAGAAACTCCAGCAATTGCTGTAGATTGATAGGTTAATCTTTTTCCAATTGCAATACTCGAATCAAAATTTCCTTGAATTTCGTCTAAAAATAGAGTATTTACTGATCCCAAAGTTTGCACTCTTAAAGTTGCACCACTTCCAAATAAAATTGAACTTGGGATTCCTACAATATCACCAACTCTATATCCAAATCCACCATTAGTAACTGTAACAATTCCAGAACTTGTCGTATCTAAAGAATTATTGACAAAATGTATATCTGCTGTCAATCCATATCCTTCACCAGTAATTGTGTCTAGAGAAATTCCCGTAGCACCAAAAGTTGTATAACCAATACCAGCACTAACAGTAGAAAGTGCAGCTCCGACAGATTGTGATACTGATCCACCAACACCAATTAATTTACCACTTACGCTCATATCGGTAATTCCAATACTTACTCCAGGAATAATACCAGCATAGTTGCTAATATTTGTGCATACACCAACCGCAATTCTCTTAGAGAATGACTGTACAGCGTCTTTAGGTAAATTGCATAAAGTACCATTAGAAATTCCTTCTGATGGGTTGTAGAAGGTCACAGTGCCCGGTGTGGTTGTATATTGAGCTTTATAGAGTATAAATTTTAAATCTTCATAACCACTTGGTTCCCAAGTGCTTCCATTTTGAGATTTGAAGAGAGATCCAAGATATGGTTGATTTGAAACAATTTTCTTAGCAGATTCTGGAAGATTTACAGTAGTTATATCTTCTTCTCCCATTCTAGAAATCCAAACAGTGTAATTTGTAGAATCTGAAAGCAATACAATTGCATATTCTTTTGTATTTTCAAGATAAACCGGAGCTTTAAATGTTATAGTTGTGGGAACTTGTCCAGTAGTTGAAATTGCAACTTGTGCTGGGAGTAATTCAACTTCTGAAAATGGTAATACTTTTGTAGTAGGTAATCCACTTTCAATAGATCTTAATTGCACAATAACTGGCAAAGTATCATCTTTTGCTTGAAAATATATATCCAATTTAGTTGCATATAAACCATTTTGTTGACTTACAATAAATGATTGTGCTAAAGGATCTCGATAAACAGAAGAGGTTATTTGTTCTCCAGTAACATTAATTCTTTGGTTTACATCTAAGGTTGCTATTACTCCTCCACCATCATTATTTGTACTACTGATAGTTCTTGGTATATCTTCTCTTAATTCTTTTCTTACATTAGCATTTCTTATGCCAAGAACTGTATCTTGTTTTGTTTGAAGAATTCCAGATGCAAAGAAATTTTCTTGAGCACTAGTAGTTACAAGATTTCCGGTTTGAGTGGGTGCAAAAGAAGGATTGGAGAAAAATGGAATAAAATCCGTATTACTACTTGACAATCTAAAAGCTTTATTTCCGACTTCAAATTTTGGATTTGGACTTATATTTCCATCTGGAATAAAGAAAACACCAATTAGAGTTCCAATATTATCTGAAACAAGTCTTTTCCTAGTTACAATTGCTTCAGCACCACTAGTTTGTCCTCTCAAAATCATTCCAACCATAATTCTGCCAAAAAATTCACCAGTAACTATATTCTGTAAACTTGATGTATCAATATTTAAAATACCAGAAGTTGAAGAATAATTTGAAGAAAGAGTTATTGTATCATCATATGGATTAATTGTATAAACATCTGTTGGGGAATTGTATGGACCATATTTATGATTTGATGTAGCAACTCTAAATACTGTTTCTGGTTGTATTCCAATTCTTATACCACCTTGGCTAGCGGGCATTCTTCCAACAACAGTTTCTCCAACTTGAAATGTTCCGGTTTTCATATCAATTTCAACTAATTTTGGAAAACAATAAGTTGTAACAACCACCCCATCAAAGGATGCAAACATTCTTGTTCTTGGTTTTAATTTTCTAGCAATAAATTCAACATTTCTAGATCTCATAAAACGAATAGTATCAGTATTAACTACCCTTTCTCCAAGATTTGCCGTATCAACTCTTTCACTTACGTTCCAAGCAACACCAGTTCTAGATTGTTTTGCACTAGTTGTTGTAGTTCTTTCATTTGAAATTGTTGTACGATCTGAAGTTACCGTACCTTTTTGCTCTACTTCAAATTCCCAAAATCCTCTTTGTGCTTGAACTTCATTTGCCCAATCTGGAGGTGGTCCTCCTCTTGCAGCAACAGAATCTGTTAACCAACCAGATTGTCCAGCTCTTGAAAAAGTATCACTAAATTCTGTGCTTACTTGAACCATAGACTGACTAACATTATCTTGAACTACTGTTCCAACCCAATCGGTTTGCCAAGCTCCCCAATCGGTTTCACTCCAACCAGTTCTTTCATCAACTTGAAGTTGTTGTATTGTAGATTTATAGTCACCCTCAATATTTACTCGATTTGCAGCAACAGTTGTTGTATCAACCCAAGTATCTGATGATGGATTTAAGTCTATAATTCCATTATAAAAAACGATAAGAAATGGTGTTACACTTTCAACTCTAGTTGCAAATTCATTTTTGACAAAAGGTATAGAAGTATAGTTTAATGTTACAATGTTTCCATTCTTTATAACGTTTGAATTTTGTAAATCTGTTACAAACCCCAAGTCTACAGAAGAGTTTGGAGTAACAGCAATTCCAATTAATGATTCTGACCCAACAATTAAATCAAGTGCTGTTGTAAAATTTGATGGTCTCAAATATCCTTTTTGCTTATCAATACTTGCACGAAAATCTACATTTGCAATTGAATGTGAAGCATGAGATTTAAAATTATCTACAAAAAATCCACATTTAAATCTGTCTACTCCATTTGTTTTAATCGATAGTGATTCAGTGGAAGTTTCAAGAAGAGATAAATTT